TTCTTTTTCCATAATAATTCCTCCTTTTATTATTATATAAAAAGAGTATAACATGTTTTATTTGTCAAATGCTGTCGAAACGTGTAACAATAAAACTTTTTTTACCATAATTCATTAGCAAAATCCAATTCTTTTTCTTCTTCTGTTCTCATATCTGGTAAAGCATATGTTTTTTGTAGTTTTCTATAATTTGTTTTCATATCTTTATCTTTTATCTTTGATAAATTTATTGCCCTGTATCCCATTATTTTTACAAACTGTGTATTTTCATTTAAGCACTCGAATAAAGCTTTAAATTTCCACCAATGCAAATATTTTATACTATTTAAATCTATTTTGTACTGTTCCATAAAGGCACTGTATATGTACTCATCGTCAAATTCATAGCTATAAATTTGTTTTATTTTTTCTTCGTTTTCTTCATTACTATTGTTTTTTACTGTTTCTTCTTTATTACATCTATAAAACCATAATATATCGTCTACTGCTTGTTTTATATCTTTTATTTTATCAAAATCATAATAATATAATTTTAATGCTTGCATTATTTTATCTTCTTTTTTTATTCTTGTATCTTGCATTAGTAATTCAAATTTAATGCTTTCTCTAAAATCTGTCCTTATTCGTAATCCACTATTTGTATATTGTGGTAATTTATCTAATAATAGATTTTTATTCATTATCTTTTATTTCCTTTATGATACTTGTTATATCTTCTTTGTTCTCTATTAGGTTGATACCTTTCAAATGTATTTTGTAATCCTTTTTGTTGTTCTATTTTTTCATTTACAATATCTTCAAATGCTTTTATATGGTCAGCTAAGTTATTTTTATTTCCAAAAATCTTTTCTGCAACACCTTGTCCAAATACTTTATCAAAGAAATTATTTATTATTTTACATTCTTCACGAATTGCTTGAGAATATGACATTTGTTGTTTATCTTTTAACTCACATTCTTTTTTTACTATTTCTACCTTTTTTTCAAATCTTTCTACATCGTCAGCATCTAGAAAATTGAAATCTACCTCTATATTTCTAATCTTCATAAAACTTTCTCCTTTTACCTTTTAAAGTGCAGAATTATTACTCTGCACCTTTTATTCTTGTTCAGCTATTGTTGCTGTTTTTCCGTCTTTACTTATTGTTGCTGTTACTTTTTCAAAACTACCTTTTGCCTTAAATGAACCACTATAAGTATATGCCTCATTTGAATCTCCGTCGCTATCAGGAATTACTGCATATTTTCTTAGTCTTGCCTCATATCCATTATCTGTAGATTTACTTTTATCTACAACTAACACCTCTACTGTAGCATCGTCTCCTGTTAATTCATCATCTGTTATTGTCGCAATTTTTTCATGAACAGGATTATCTGTGTATTGGTCGAATGCATATGATTTTTCTTCTGCATAACCTACAACATCATTATCTTCTCCCTCTTCGTCTACATATTGTCTACTGTATTCTTTTGCATTTTTAGAAGTTGATATTTCAGTAAATTTACGCATTCTTTGAAATTCTGGTGCCTCACTTGTTCCTACATTCATAAAAGCAATTTTATCACTTCTTTTTACTAATTTTTCTGACATAATTTTTCCTCCTAGTATAATTTATATTAAGCCTATAAGGCCTCATTAACATATATTAATTGAATAGGTATTACATATATTGCTGTTCTTTCTGTTGTTTGTAATATTGTGCCTCTATTACAATTTATTGTTTCAACTCCCTCTATTTCAGGAAAGTTATTTTTATGGTCTTGTTCTTCTATCCATTTCATGAAATCATCACAAAATTTAGAATTATTTATATTTTCTAGCACACTAAATGGAGCTTGTATACTAAAATCGAAATTAATTCTTCTTCTACTTCCTCCGTCTGCAAATCTTTGAATTATAGTTGTAGTAGGAGTTTCGTCTATAGAATAGTTGTCAATTTCATCTTTTATATAATCAACATTAACTTTTCCTCCATTTAGCAATGGACATGTCTCTATAAATTCCTTTATTAAAGCTATCTTACTTTTTTCGTCCATGTTAGCCTCCACTTTTTATATAATTTTCTACATCTTTTATTAATTCTGTCTTTCTCCTTTGTAGCATCAACTGTTCCCATTTTGCTCCTGTACCTGATGTGTGGTACTTTAAATCTGTCGTAGTTACATATTTCTTTTCCCCTTTTTTTGCCCAAGAACTACCTGATTTTGTAAGCATTAATTTTCCATAGTATAGATACCTTGCATATGGACTTGTGTATCTTATTTCATGGCTTGACGGATAAGTAACTAATTTAGCTAACATTCCTCCACTTCCACCGAGGTACGTATGGTCTACTAAAACGTTCCACAGTATCACGCATATATTTTGTTACACTTCCATTTTCATCTAATCCATGGTCTTTTATTATTTTAGATGTTGGATTCATTTTAACTTTTACATTAAAACCACTTGCCATTATTCAGACACTCCTATCTTATAATGTTGTAATCTTCCCTTACGATTATCGTCTACACTTACTACCTTAAATAACTGATATTTTTTTGATAAGTTTCGTATATTAAATTCATCCTCTACTATTCCCTCAACTATATAATCCTCAGTTGATATATTTAGCTTTTCAGTTGTAGGTATTGTTATTGAACCTACACTTCCTTTTTCAAAGCCTTTATCTATTAAGTTAGTCTTTTTATTATGTCTAAAATAAACTTCCTCAAAAGGTAATCTCGTAACAGTTTTGTCATCATTAGAATGGTATACAGTTATTTTATGTATAAAAAAGCTCATACTAACCCACCCCACAATATAAAAGTGGATTTCCGTCGTTTCCAATTACGTCCGACAAATAAGTTGATAGAATTAATTTCATTTTTTGTGAATAATCATTTTTAACTTCTTCTGGTGTAGAAAAACTTCTACTCCACCCCTCTATATTTTCGCTTTTTAGATTTCCAATATCATTCAATTTTGTTTCTTGTTCGTTTAATAAATCAACAATTAAGCAAGTAACATATTGCACTTTCTCTGGAATATTTTCTTTATCAACTCTTCCAAAAGTTTGCATATTAATATAGTTACTTGCTTCAATTACTAATTTATTAAAGTTGCTAGGTATGCTATCAATACCTAACAACTTTTTATATATAACATCATCTATGTATTTAAGCATACCTTAACCCTCCTTAGGCATTTTTTGCTTTAACAATAACAGCCTCTTTATTTGTTACTGTATCAGCATATACCATTCTACCTTGTAACGCTGATGCTCCAATATGTGCTCCGTCAGATAGGTTGTTAATAGAAGGTGCAACTTTCCATTCGTCTATAGCTTGACACCAGTCAATACCATAAATAAAATATTCAACAGCTTTTCCCTCAGCATTAGTTCCTAAATCTTGAACTATTACTTTAACACCGTTGATTTTGTTAACAACTCCCTCTCTTGCTAATTCTGCACCAATTTGAGATGCTGTATTTGAGTATTTTTCATCTGTTAATAATAAAGTTTCTGTTGCATAGTCTATTGCAACATACATTCTTTCTTTGTCTATTCCTTTTTTAGCAAGTATTGCTATATCTTTTACTATATTTGCATAAACATTTTCAGCTGTACAATCTTCTTGTTCTGATGCAGTACCTGTTAATAATTGAGCTATTGCATCATTCTCCAATGTTTTTGCTATTGAATAAGCTCCACTTTCTAATCTTTGTGCTACTAAGTTGTCTGGAACAGCTGATGCCTCATATCCGTCAATTAATTCATTTAATGCTTTATGATTATCAATTGGAACATTTTTATATGATGTTGCTGATTGTGATAAGGCTACTCCTGTTTTTACATCATAATCAGTTACTGCTACATCAGTATTTCTAACTGGAACTTTTACTGCTCCTGCTACTGGACTACCCTCATAGTCTCTTGAGAATGTACTTCTTATTTTTAAAGAAGGTCTCATTAATTTTACGATTGCGTTTGCATATCTTTCTTGTCTTTCGTGTGTACCATTTGCACCTATTGCATTTGCCATTTTACATTACCTCTTTCTTTTTTAAAATTTAATTTCTGGGTGTTTTTGTGCTAATATTCCTAAAACACCATCATTTTGACTTGAGCTTAAAGTTCTTACTGGTGCACCAGTTGCTTTAGGCTCCTCAAGTTCTTGTCCTAAATACTTAGGATTATCTTTCAAGAACTTAGCTAAGTTCTCTTCAAACTCGCCTTCCATTTTGCTTACTTTGTACAAAATATAATCAATATCATCTATCTCTTTTACTCCTGCTTTTAATACTGCATTTTCTTTTTGTAGTTGTGATATTTCTGTATCTTTTTTTGCATATTCAGCATCTTTTTAAGCTTGTTTTTGTTCTGCTGTTTTTTGACTTTCTACCCAATCCTTGTATTTAGCAATATCAATTCCTTCATACTTCTTTTCATATTTTGCTTTTAGCTTTTTATCTAAAGCATTATAATCTTCTTGGGTATAAATCTTTTCAGCATTAACCTCAGTTTTCTGTTCAGTTCCGAGTAACTGTTTTTCCTGTTTCTTCAACTTTTACATCTTCTACAGTTTCTTGATTATTTTCCATAAAATACCTCCGTTTTAAGTCATTAGAGTTGACTGATTACCTTTATTGTTCTTTAACGTCTGCATTAAAGTAAAAAGACATATAAAAAAAGACACATATTATTTGTGCCTTTTTTAAACTTGTAATCTTGAATAATCTTTTTTTAGTCCTGTTTCTTCTAGAAATTTATTAAATTCGCTA